TGAAACTGTAAAGTCATCAACTGGTTGTAATTTTTTACCATCTTTTTTAACTGATAATAAATGCACACTTGATGGTGAACCTGATAATGTAAAATTAGTTGTTGAACCATCTCCTGTAAATGTATCTGTAAACGATACTGTAGGATTATTTAATCTGTTTGAAATTGCAAAAGCATTTATACGTTTTAAATCAATCACTGGAGAAAGTTTAGTATTTGTTGAACTCATAGTTAAGTTAACTACTAAAGATTTTGTTCCAATAGATTCATTTGTCTGGTTAATATCACTTGCAACCATTCTTGGATTGTCAAAATAAATGTTATCGCCTAAAACAACATTTTCAGCTGCTGAAGTTCCTTGTAAAGTAAATGCAGTTTCAGTTCCATGAATTGATTTACCACTTGTTGTTCTTAATGTTGACGTTAATGTTGTACCTGGATGAACAACATTACCAATTTGTAGTTGTAATAAATCAAACAATCTATTTTGTGTAGCCGTTACAGTAGAACCACCAACATCACCTGTTGCAGTTGCTGTGCCAGCAGTTGTAACATCATAACTGTCTAAAGTTATATTTGAAATACTTGTATATGTTCCATTTATATCGCTGTGAGCAATACCATTGTATGTACCTGAAGCAACACCAGCAATTGTTACATTGTCAGTTGTACTGTGCATACCGTGGTTTTTATGGAATACTCTTATTACTCCAGAACCATTAAATGTTCTAATAGGATTATTATCTAAAGTTTTACTTGGTAAACTTGCATTTCCTAATGTTAATGTACCTGAACTTGTTATATCAAATTCAGCACGTTTCATTGTAAATTTTAAATCTTCCATTTGTTCAGCATTCCAAGTACGATTGTTTCCTGATTTAAATAAAACACCCATATTTGGTTGTGCTGATACGGTTCTATCAGAACCAATAACTGTATCGCCTAATCTAGCAACATAAACTGTATAATCTTGTGAATCAGAATATAACACTAAACAATATTCTGTTTTTTCTTTTAAATAAACTGGTGAGTCAAAAGTAAATGTTGTTGCTGTTGAACCATCTGTACTTGTGTTTATAGAACTTGGATTTAACCATTTAGTTGCAAATGGTACAACTGAATTGCCAGGATAACCATTGACCATATTTCTTATTTCTGCCTTAACAGGAATAGTAGATGATTTTGTAGCAAAATAAGCGTCAATACTTGTTACAAATACACCATCTTCATCTTCTATTAAAAATGATTGTGCTAATGGATCACCTCTTCTAGCAATTGTTTGAGAAGATTGTCTATTGATTGCTCTTCTTTCAGTTGTTGTTTGTCTAACTGTTCTTGCTTCTCTTGTTGAAACAACGGCCTCTTGCACAGTTTCTAATAAACCTTTTGCGTCATAATCAGCTTCTGCTGATGTAGCAACTGCTGTTCTATCTTCACTATTTGTAGATGAACTTGTTAATCTGAATACTCTTTTACCTGTTCTCCATCTAGGATTTGATGTTGTGTTTGGATCAGGAATAGCAAATGTACCAGTTACAAAACCGTTTGCGTCTGTTACAACATTACCACCTAATGCACCACCGTCTGGAGTTACATATAAAGAAATGTCAATATTATCAAAGAATGGATAAACTTGTGTGTTTGGTCTCATTCCATAAGCACTAAAAGTAATTGTTCTACTTCTAATAAATGGTACAAAAGCAACTGATATTACTCTATTACCTAAACTTTGTCTAACAGTTTGAGGAACAATAGTTGTTCTAATACCTGCTCTTGTTTGTACAACATCTCTACTTGTTGTTCTTACTAAACTATTACCTTGCCATCTTGTATTTGTTCTTGGATTACCAGACCATTGGTCTTGCCATTCATTCCATTCAGTACCTACAGGTATTTCAGAAATACTTGTGTTATCTAAACCAGCATTGATTGCCAAGTTATCAAATGTACCATTAACATTTACAACTAATTCAGGTGCAACTCTTGTTTCTTTCCATTCATCAACTGGTGGATCTAAATCTACATCACCAATCCAATCAAATACAAAGAAAGGGTTTAAGTTTTCTGTTTTAGTAGCATAAGGTTGTTCAAATAAATCTGTTTCTGTATAAGGCAAAGTTACAAGAGCGCCTGTTCTAGCATAGTTTGCTGCTGTTCTATCAGCAGCCACAATTGCTGTTAAATCATCATCTCTTTCCTCTAGCTCAATAACATCTTCATTAAATGGTGTTCTTGCCTCTCCTCTTGCTCTATCAATTGAAAGTTTGTAATCATTATTTCCTACATCACCAACATTGTGACCAGAAAAGTTATCTACAACAAACCCATTTTTAAATCTATCAAAACCATCTGCGTCTTGTATTTGTAAACTTTGAGCATCAGCTTCTAATAGTGAAAGTTGAGTATAATACTCTAAATTTTTAATTCTGTTTTCTAACTTACCAATATCTCTCATTGTATAACGTTTATTATCTTCTTCTTCAATTGTTACATCTGATGTTCTTAATGTATAACTTGGTATTGTTAAAGTTGCCAACAATAAATGACCATCTAAATTGCCAGGTTCTAATGGAGAAATAGCAGAAGCACCTTTAAGTGCTTTTAATTCACCATCTCTTGTTATGAAAATTTTGTCTATTCGATTTAAATAATATTCAAAATCTGTAGTTGCGTCTGAATTAAATTGTAATACATCAACAGTTGAAGCACCTGTACCATCAAAACTTCTATCTGAACTACCAGAGTTTATAGTTGAAGCATCATCAACTCTTGGTCTAAAGTCTAAACAATCTCTTAACTCAAATCTTTCACCTGTAGTATCTGAAGTATATGCAGGTATATTTTCATAATCAACAACACCTGAATATGAGTCTACATCAAAGTGGTCACCAGAACCGTGTGAGAAGTAATCAAAGTCAACAAGTAGTTGACCTGTTGGTCGTATTGCGCCTGGTTTTAATTTTAGTCTTCCAATGTCATAATAGTTATCTCTTTGTCCTGTGTCTAAATCAAATCGGTCAGAAATATCAGTATCACCTGATGTTGCCGCTGAACCAAAACCACTTGACATATAAACATTGTTAATTTGGTAAACGTCTGCTTTTGCTAATCCTATTACACCACTTTCAATAGTTGATTGTGATGATATAGCAACAGTAGAACCAGAGTTTAATGTTTTTGATTTTGAACTTGCAACAGTTGTTCTTTGAACAGTTGCCAATATTTTAATTTTGTGTCCTTGAAAATCTGCACCAAAGTCAAATTTTAATGTTTTACCTACAGGTGAACCACCTAATACTAAAATAGGATCACCTTCGTGGTTATTACCATCTAAATTTAAAACATCACCTACAGCACCAGTTGTACCAGCACCAGTAGTCATAATTGTAGCAGTGAAATCATCAGCAGCAAAAGAAGCAAAAGTTTCGTTTGTACCTGCTGTAATAGTTTCATCACCATTTGATGATAATGTAATTGTAAACTGTCTTCTTACATTGTAACTTGTATCTGAAGCACCACCATTTGCTTCAGTTTTTAAAGTTTTAACTGTAACGTGTGGTAGTTGAAATATAGAAATATTATTTTCTGGATTTTGTAATTTTGCTCTTCTTCTTGTTAATACGGAAGCTGTTGTTACATCAGCACCACCAACGTTTGCTGTTAATTCTAATTCGTTTTGTGATACAATGTATTTTACAACACCAGTTACAGTTGAACCAGCGTCATTTGTAAATGAAATAGAATCACCTATTTTTAAATCTGTTGTAAAGTTTGTACCTTTACCTAAAACTGTTGCGTCTGAATTAGCAACTGAAATATTACCTGTAATTGTTGTGTTATCACCATAAGTAGATGTTAAATCAGCGTCAGCAGTATATGTAGGTGTTCCTGCCATACCAATTTGTTTAACTGCTGTCACATCTCTTGTTCTAACTGCTTTAAAACCTAAAGCATCAGATTGTAAAGTTAAAGATGAATTAGATGTTTGACCTGTTACAACTTCTCCAGCACTAAATGTTCCTTCTACATTTGAAACAACTATTGTTGTATGTTCTAAAGTAGGGCCAGCACTAAATGAAGTTACATTAACTGCTGTTGTACCATCTGACTCATATAATTCAAAAGTATTTGTTGTTGTATTTCTAGCAGTATAAACTGTTGCGTTACTTGTAGCTGCAGAGTCAATCTGCCAAGTACCACCTGTTAAATAAACTTGTTGACCATCATTGATACCGTGGTCATTTAAAGTAACAACACCAGGACTTGCAACTGAAATAGAAGTAACGGCAGTATTTTTAGTTGCTGTTATACTTTGTACAACACCAGTAGCACCTGAAGTTGCACCTGAAACTATTTCACCTGTTGTGTATGAAGCAGTACCTAATGCGTTTAAGTGTGTAAACATTTCAATATCAAACAAGTAATGTCTGTATATTGATGATGTAGCATTTATATCTAAACTTTCTGTAGCAGATACAGTTTCAAATCCACGAGATTTTGCTCTACCAATTTGAGGTACAGTTACACCTACAGTTGATTGTTGAGTACCTCTTACACTTGTTGCTGTATCAAATAAATTTATAGTTTTAAATGCCTCTACTTCACCAGAAACAAATCCAACATCTGGTGATCCATAAACATTTGTTACGTTAATAAAATTCTTTACATTAAATCTTGTTTTGTGATTGTTTGCTGTTTCAAAATCTCTTGCCTTATCAATATCAACAAAAGTAGTTCCTAGTCTTTCGGCTTCGTAACCTCTTACATATGCTTTAAATGGTGAAACACCAATTGCAAGTTTTGTAGCATCACCGCCATTACCTGATGTGTAAATACCTCTATTGTTGCCTGAACTTAAATGTTCTCTTACATCAAAGTCAGGATTAGTTAAAACATAATCACCTGATTCGTCAAATGTTCTTCTTGCTAATGTATCTTCAAGTACAGCGTATTCTGTGTTTCTTACAATTGTTTTTATTTCACCATTTTCAACTCTAGCAATTTCAAAAAAGTTTGAGTCTTCAGTTGATGTTAAAGTTTTTTTAGCAAGTGTTAATAAGATTTTAAATCTATGAGCACCTGGTGCGTTTGCGTTTGATGAACCTTGTGCATTATCATTTAATGTTGCGTCATCATTTGGTGTAACAAAAGATTCTGTTACTGTAAAACCCACTCTATAAGATGGTGTATTTGTATATTTGTCTAATACTAAAGTTGATGTGTCAACTTGTACAAAAAAACCATTCAAGTAATATACACCTGATTGAACACCTGCAGCTGAACCTGTTGCTGTAGTATCTACAACAGCAGTTGGAGTACCACTTGCGTCTGAAGTAATAGTTTCTCCGTCTGTAAAAACAACAGCAGAATTGTCTGTTCCTGTTTTATTATATTTTACAAATAAAGTATCAGGATCAGTACCGTCTGTAGCAGCAACACCAATAACTTCAGCAATAACACCTGATGTACCACCTGTAATAGTAGAACCGTTATAAGTGTCTATACTTGAAGCAGATTTTGATGTTAATTTTACAGCAGTGTAATTTGTGTCAATAGAAACTTGACCAGGTATAACCATCGCACCTTGTTTAAATAGATGGTCACCTACTCTTTCTATTTGATTTTGTAATATTGTTTGTGATTGAGTTAACTCTCTAGCCTGAACCGCAAAAGATGGACGAAAAAGTATTCTATGAAACTTCTTCGACTCTGTATAATCGTCATAGTATGGACTGATGTTAAAATCAGTAGTTGCTGGCATTTTTGTTCCTTATCTATTAAAATTCAATAACAAGTTTAACATTTTCTGTTTGGTCAGTAGCACGAGTAATTGGTGCTCTGTTCTCAATGTACATAACATCACCAGTGTCAGCATCTATTTCTGAAGCAGAATAACCAGCAGTAAATGAAGCACCATTTACGTTATTAGTAAATCCTGTATCAGGAGTTGCCGTAGCACCTGAAGATTGTCCTGTAATAACAGCAGCAGTAGAAAAGGCAGTTAAGTTACCATTACTATCTGCACCTTCGTCATTAAATCTTGTTTGTATGTAGTATAAAATTCTGTTTGTAGCATCCCACTCTACTACTTTACCAACAGCACCTGTAGTTGCCTGATTAATTTCTTCATCAGCAGTAAATGTACCAGGTGTTGGAGAAGCAGCCATACGAATTGCTTTTGTTCCTCTTAAAGTAGTTGCTGAAGCAGCAGAACCACCAGAGTCTGGATCTCTTATTAAACATACACGTCTAAAGTCATTTGAAGCAGTT